GATCCTCATCACATTCTTCCATTATAAAATTTACTTTCCTTTTCTTATGACTTAACAATTCTTTTAATTCTTTAAATATCTCTTTATTCATTTCTATATTATAGATTTCATCATTATCTTCTTCTTTTGTAAATTTAATATTCTCTTCGTATAAATGATAATCTATAAAATCTTTACTTCCTACACATACTTTATCCATATAAACCTCTAACAATATTTTATCATTATCTTCTTTTATTATTTTATAATTTTCCATTTATATTATATTAACATTTTATTCATATTCATAAGTAATCCTATATGATTTATTTCTCATGTCTAAATCAGGTATAGTTCCAATTACAAACAATGTACTATTATTAAATTTCAAATCACTTAAACCACTAAAATTAACCATTTTCCATGTTGTACCGTCTAAGAAAAAGCATGATACATTAAATATTTTATTAAATATTGTTATTTCCGCAGGATGGCTTAAATTTATTGTTATAAGTGGTCCGCTTACTGTAAAAGATGAAAATGTACCTTCTCTTGTTATTTTTTTTAATCCATTACCGCTTACAATTTGACCTGTTGCTTTGATATCTCCTATTACATGTAATTTTTCAGTAGGATTATTTGTACCAATTCCTAAATTTCCAGCAGGTGATAAAGTCATTATATCGGTTCCGTAATCATTTTTAGTTCCTGTATTAGTACTTGAATGAAACCATTTTAAACCTTGAAAATTAGCCAGCATATAAAAATTAGGATTATCAAAATGACTAAATTGAATTCCCGCATTTCCATTAGGGCTCCCTCCTCCGTTTCTAAATCTTATAAATCTGTCTGTATTTGTTCCAGCCAGTATGTTCGTTTTATTAATAACTCCACTAACATTAGGCGGGTTTCTCATTAAATCACTTGCTCCATTAACTTGACCATTTACTGTTAAATTACCATCAATCCCAACATTTCCACTTGAATCCGCCATAACACAATCACTATAACTTGAATAATTTGTATCACTTTCAAATGTTCCTCTATATTGTCTTATACCAAAATTACTTTTATTAAACATTATAGCATTTGTACCGCCACCACTTGAATTATCCCATGAATTCAAATGTAGAACATCAGCCCAAGGTGTGGAATTATCATTATCATAAGAACCAAAACCAAATTTTAAACTATTACCTTCTATATCACTTGGCTTTAACTCTCTTGTATCAAATTGTCTTGAAAATGCTGTAGATAATACATTTCCATTTACATGTAATTTTTCCGTTGGCGATGTTGTTCCAATTCCAATATCACCGTTTGGAACTATGGTCATACGATTGTTATTATTTCCATGACGGAATTGCATAACTTGTCCCTCACTGCTATTTAGAAGTGTTCGACCTGTCGAGTCTTGCATTAAACAGAAGTCGTTTACCGGTGTAAGTGCAGGATCTCGATTTCGAAAACATGCAAAATTTCCACTGAGATAATTGCCAATATAGCAGTTTGTGCCTAATTCGAGGTTGCCACCAATTGTACCGTTTCCTGTTGTTGTTAAAGTATCAGCACTTACATCTCCTGTTATTAAAGCATTACCACTTACATGTAATCTATTAGTAGGCGTTATATTTACTCCTAAATTTCCATTACAAATTATATTACCCTCTCCTGTTATTGTTCCTAATGAAGATATTGTACCTCCAGCACTTATATTATTATTTACTGTTATACTTCCACTAAATGTAGGATTATTATTTAATACAACTCTACCTGTTCCTGTTCCTGTTGTTGTTCCTGTTCCTCCTCTAACTAAAGGCAGGGTTCCAGCCGTTAATTTAGAAGTGTTTAAATTAGCAATCCTCGCCCCAGCAACTGTTCCTGTTGTTATATTTGTTCCATTCAAATTAGTTAATGAAGCACCACTTCCAATAAATGAAGAAGCAGTTATATTATTACCACATATAATATTACCATCAATAGTAGCTGTTCCTGTAGCTGTTATATTATTAGTTTGTAATGTACTTCCACATATTATATTTCCACTACTTCTAATACTTCCTAAAACTGATAAAGATACATCAGGATTTGTAATACCAATACCAACACTATTATTTATTTTATTTAATGTTAGAGGTAATACAAAAGCGGGATCTTCTATAGCAGTTAATCTTGATTTATTACTTAAAATATCTAATTGATTAATATAAATATTATTACTGTTTGATTGAATATTATTAGTATTTGTTAAAATATTATTTGAATTTGTAGCTATATTAGAAGTATTATTATTTACTTGAATTTCTAAAGCTTCTAAATCTACATCTACAATAGAAACATTATTATTATCTATTTTTAACATCCCTGTTTCATCAAACATATTTAAAGTTAAACTATCAGCTTTTATAGTCATAACATCCTCCGTTTGTATTGTAAAAGTAAAATTATCATTATCTGTTTCAAAGCTCCCACTATCTCCTCCTCCCGCAAGATTACGCACCATTTGAATAATTTACTTTATATTAATAATATTTTTTAAAATAACAATATAAAAAAAATTGAAAAAATAAATAATTAAAAAATAAATGTATTTAAAGATATAACGCTATTAATAAAATATAGTAGTATAATAAATAACGTTTCAAAAATGATTACTTGTATTATCTGTGGTAAAGAAATGGTTAATAATGGTTATGTTAGGCACTTAAGAGAGGCTAAGCATTGTAAAAAATTACAAATTAAAGCGGGATTTATTAGAGGTGATGATGAGGATGAATTAGATTTCTTTAATAGAATTAGAGGGATTAATCAAAATAAAGAAGAAGAAGAAGAAGTTAAGCCTGTTAAAAAACTTAATAAAAAAAAAGAAGATGTTAAAGAAATTGATATTGAAATTAATGAACGCCCTATTTTAGAAGATGACCGTGAGATTATTGTTAAAGACGCCAGCGTACAAACTGAGGATGTTGTTATTATTTCAATTGATGAATTTAATGAATTTAGAAAATTTAAAGAACAAAAAGAAAAAAAAATTAATGAAATTAAAAAAATGATGTTAGAAATGAATATTAACGAAAATGACCTTATATAATTATCTTTACTACCGTTTTAATTACTCCTACAACCGTTTTAAAAAAACCTTTTACTTTATCTATCTTTTTTCTTTTTGAATTAGATGACTTACTTGATTCAGAACTTTCTTCTAATTCTTCATAGTTATTATTTGAGTGTCTTATTCTTATACTAAAGTTTCCAGCCTTAAACCTTAACTTATTCATGTTTTATAATATACGAAGATTTGAATAAGGATTTAAAGCATTATTTATTTGTTGTTGTTGGTTTGTTTTATTATTCCTATTTGGTTTATATGTTTGTTGAGGTTGTTGTTGTTGAGGTTGTTGTTGTTGTTGTAATTGTTGTTGTAAAATTTTAGCTTTTTTATATTTTAATTGTTGTTGTTGTAGTTTTATTTGTTGTTGTTGTAGTTTTTCTAAATTCTTAAGTTGGTTTTCTAATTGAGCATAAGAAATCTTTTCTTCTTTTATTTTTTTATTTGATTTAACTTCTTTAAGTGGTTTAACTTCTTTAAGTGGTTTAACTTCTTTAAGTGGTTTAACTTCTTTAAGTGGTTTAACTTCTTTAAGTGGTTTTTGTTTAACGGGTTTAGATTTAGATTTAATAGGTTCCTCCTTAATAGGTTTCTCTTCTTCTTCTTCTTCTTCTTCAGATTCAGTTTCATCTTCTTCTTCAGACGAGCTTACTACTTCTTTAACTTCTTCAATTACTTCCTCTTTAACTTCTTCTTTTACTTCTATAACTTTACGAGGACGCCCGCGACCTCTTTTAACTACAACTTCATTATTATTATTTTCCATTTTTTTATTATTTTATTTAATTAAATATTTTTAAAAATAATATATTTAATTAAATAAATAAATAATTAAATAAATAATGAAATCACCTTTACAAAATTTTAACAGATTAAACGGATCTATTTTTGATTATGATTTAGTTACTATTAAAGAATTAACTACCGAACCCTATTATAAAACTTATATGAACTCCGAAGATAGAAAAGAAATGGTAAAATCCTATTATGTAAATAAATTATCTTCTATTAATAAAGATAAAGATAAAGAAAAGGATGTTTGAAATAGAAGAAAGTGCTACTCTTACAATTAAACCTTTAGATAAGCAAGTAGTTCAAAAAGGGATCTTACCTGACCCTAAAAGTACTTTTGTATGGCTTATAAGTGGTCATAAGGGTCAAGGTAAAAGTACAACAATTATAAATTATTTAACAAGTAAAGAATTCTTTTTAGGCAAATTTGATAGAATTTATATGGCGGTAGCTACAGCTTATCAAGATCCTAAATGGGATGATAATTTAAATTTAGAAGAAATAGACGGTATTATGACTGAATGGGATCATGAAACATTTAAAGAATGGTATGATGAAACATGTGATATAGTTGAAACAACAAGATCTAAAGCTAAAGCTAAAAATAAGAAAATAAGAATACCTTTAACATGTGTTATTATTGATGATATGGCTACTGATTTAAAAAATAGTAAAACTCTTCAAAAATGGATTTTGAATAGCAGACATTGTAAAACGAGTTTTTTTATATCAAGTCAAAAGGTGAGCTTCTTTCAAACGGCTATAAGAGAAAACGCTGACATATACCAATTTTACCAACCTAACACGCTTTTAGAATTAGATTATATTAAAACTAATATTTTATTACCTTATATGAGTAAAAAAGACGCTGATGATTTATTAGAAAAAGTATGGGAGAAGAAAACTGACTTCCTCTATGTTAATACAAGACTACCAAAAGAAAAAATGTTCTTCAAAAATTTCCAACAAATACATTATAAAAAAAATGTTAGTAATAATAAAGAATGAATATTCAAAAAAGATATCTTCATTTAGATACTAAATCAAGGACTTTAGGGACTATTGAAAACCCTACTTTTCAATTACAACAACCTATTAATTTATTATCTTTGGGTGATCTAGCTAAAAAAACTAAATTAAAAATTAAATGTATTAACTGTCAAATTCCATATTCTTTTTATACGGTTCAAACATTTAATAATAAATTTAAATATTCAATTTTAGATGTTCCATATGAAATAGCTATTCCTACAGGTAATTATAATATCTTTAGTTTAATGCGTCAAATTAAAAATCAATTATTACTTAATTTTATTGATATTGAAATGGTTTATAATAGTGTTAATAATAAAATTAAGATTTCTTCTTCTGATAATTTTGATGTCATTTTTGATAATGAAACTTTATATAATCAATTAGGATTTGAAATTGATACTACCATAAGTGTTTCTTCAGTAGATGTTGAAAGCGTTAATTGTATTAATGTACAACCTGCTAATAGTGTTTATATTAGAGCTTCTAATTTGATGCAAATTAATACTGAAGAAAGTTCTAAAACAAATTTAACGGGTTATAGTGATATTATAGCTAAAATTCCTATTAATGTTAATTCTAATGATATTTTAATTTATGAGCCTAATAATCCTATTGAAATTATAGCTTTAGTTGATAGAGTTAATCAATTAAATTTAAGGATTACTGATGAAAATGACAACCTTTTATTTATGAATGGTTTAAATTATCAGCTTACATTAGAAATAATGGCTTCCGTATTCTAAATTTAAAAATTTATTATGTGATAATTTTATTTTGTTATATAAAACAAACATGGGACGTAAAATCAATTCATTCTTTTCTAATTTAGGTAGAAAAATTAAAGGTGGGATTAATTCAGTGGTTAAAAATGCCCCTGCTTTCATAAATTCAATGTTAGGCGGTTTCAATAAAACAATAGACACGATTATGCCCTTTGTGTCAATGGTTCCTGGTGTAGGAGGTATGGTTAATTCTATTGTTAGACCTGTTCAATCAGGAGTAAATGCTATAGGTAATGCTTTAAATGCCCGTGGGACACCTGAGGAGGTATTAAAAACCATTATGGGTAGTGTTCAAGATGTTAAATCAAGTGCTGAAGAAGCTGCATCTAATTATAAAAATATAAAAAGAAGATAATAAAATAATTTCTAATAGATTTATAAAACATGAGTACTAAAATTAGAAGTGATAATTATTTAGGGACATATGATAATTTACCTGTTGGAGTTCCTGCTACTATGCGTTTTCAATCCCTTCCTGTTCCATTAGGAGGTGTGATCTCTGATAAATATGTGTCAAGTACTTCAAGTACTTCAGTTACAGGAGGTCAGTTAATTTCTTTTGAGGTTCCTGCTTTAGATTGTTTGATGCCTGGTACTGTTTATATGCGTGGTACTATTTCAGGTAAAGCTGCGACAGCTGCTAATAGTGCAGTTACAGTTTCTTCAGTTTCTGATGTGATCCGCCGTGTTGAGACAAGAATTGGGGGATCTACTATTGATAGTATTTCTGATTATAATAAAATATATAGTGTTTTAAAACTGTGTAACTGCCCCGAAGGTTATGCAACTAATGACGGTTCTATTTTAGAATTAATGGCTCAGGAGATTTTAGTTTCTGCGGACAATAATGTTTATGGTACAGCTGTGGAGTTTTGTATTCCTTTAATTACTGGTGTTTTAACAACTGGGAGAGCTTTACCATTATTCTTATTTCAATCCCCTATGGTTATTAATATTGAATTAGAAAGTGCTACAAATGTTAATTCAACTGCTGGCTTTGATTTTAAAATTGATAATCCACGCCTATACTTTCAAACCTGTAACATGGGAGAGCTTTATACAAGTACTCTTAAGAAAGAATTATTGGCTTATTCCGTATTGAGACTACCATTTACAACTTTTTCAAGCTCTACATATGGACTGGGTACTGGAGCTACTCTATCAGTTCAAATAGGAGAGAATTGTAGTTCTCTTTTGGGAGTTCTTATAGCTAGACAACTAACAGGAGAAAAAGGGGATCAATATAAATTAAATGGCTTTGAATATTTAGATGTTTCTATTGATGGTCAAGCCTTTCCTTTATACCGTCAAGATTCTAAAACAATATGCTTTGCGGAGGTTCAAAAAGTATTTTCAATGCTCTTTGACACTGATCATACTGGTTTAGTAGATAGATCTATTCATGATAATCACTTTATATGTGGTTCTTCTACTACAAGATTTCATGAGGGTAATATGTCAATGGTAGGATCACCCGTTACTAATCAAATTAACGTAGTTCTAAAGGGTAATACAGCAGCTTCAACTGCTTATGTATTTACAATTAAAGAATATTCATTATTAATTAGACCTACTGAGGGTGGAGGTACTATTGTTTCAATTTCTACTTAAATATTATTATAGCTACATTTAAACAAATTATATAAAAATTTATTTTTAAAAATAAAAATTACAAAATATTAAGCTTTTGTAAATTGAAATATTAATACTATTTTTTCATTACCTGTTAAAACGTAATTAGTATTATTGGATAATAATTTTAATTGATAGCTTTGTTGGTTTCTTACAAAACATTCTACATAATGAGCGTTTATTTTTGAAAATGATGAGCTTTCTATAAGTAAAGGGTAATGACCGCCCCCTAATTGTAATCCATTTATATTTAAACTTATTACATCTCTTATAATTTCAGTGTCAGTTGTTTCTGGATCTGGTATAGCTACATAATCAGGAAACATATAACTCTCTAAAGTTACATTATAACGGTCAGGATCTATATTAAAATTAATCTTATTATTATCATTAGCATCTAAAACTACAAAACGGGTAAATGTATTAATCATTTATACTATTGAAATATAAAAAAAATATAAGTTATTTATTAAATGGCTATTAGTATAAAAAGGAAATCTAAAATTAAGAATAAGAATAAAAGTAAATCCAAAGTTAAAAGTAAAGTTTCTAATAAAGCTGTTAATCAAACCGTTAATCAAGCCGTTAAAGTTTATGTTAATAGTAAAAATAAAGGGGCTTCTAAATCTTCTAAATCTTCTAAATCTTCTAATTTATCAAATCAAAATATGATGATGATGATGATGAACCGCCCTGCTTCGTCACCCGTTGTTATAAATCAACGACCTTTTAATGATAATATTGCTTTAGAAAATAGAATGTTAATTCATAATCTTTATTCTATTATGGGGTCTGGATCTGGTGAAAAATTAGGCGGATCTGGATCAGGTGAAAGCCGTTTAATTTCAAATATAGAACCTCCTACAGCCCCTCCTACACCTCCTATTTCTATAATGGGTGCTCCTGCTCCTATTGAAAAATTAAAAAATATGCGTCCTGATTTACCTGATGCTCCTTTTGTTATGAATGATGATGTTTTAAAAAGTGTTAAGCTTAAAAAACCTAATAAAGAAGAAAGAGCTTTAATCCTGCCTCCCGTTAAAAAATCAAGTAGGGAAGAAGTTTTAGAAGAAATCAAAAAGGGCTTTGAAAAAGGAACTGCTCCATTTTTAAATAATATTAGAAGAAATCAAAAGCCTAATAATACATTACCTAATATTAGAAGAAATCAAAAGCCTAATAATACATTACCTAATATAGATGATTTACCTGCTTTAGCTTTAAAACAAGAAAAAATGACTATTAATGATAATTTAACAAGAAATTCAAGATTTTCAAATAATGATGATAGATTTACTGATAATGATATATTTTCAATAATGGCTCCTCATCCTATTATAAATAATACTATTGGTACTAATACTGATGATGTTAATATAATTTCTAATGAAGATAATGAAATATTAAATAAACATCATAGCAATCAATTATTCGGACCGTCATTTATGGAGAGAGGAATTATGACTGATAATGAAGCGAGACCTTCTACTGATGATATAGGAATTATGACTGATAATGAAGCGAGACCTTCTACTGATGATATAGGAATTATGACTGATAATGAAGTGGGACCTTCTACTGATGATATAGGAATTATGACTGATAATGAAGTGGGACCTTCTACTGATGATATAGGAATTATGACTGATAATGAAGCGGGACCTTCTACTGATGATAAAGAAACTGTTACTGATAATATTAAAATTTTAGATTTAGATGTTTTAGAAAATTTAAAGAAAAATAAGCCTAAGAAAAAAATATATTACTTAAGACCTTCTACAAATAATAAAGGTGCGGAAATTATGAAAAAATCAAGTATTCAAGTTGATTCTTATTTTGGAAATTTTACGGATTATTCTAATTATAAATTTTTTAATAGTAAAGAAGATTTAGAAAAATATTATAATTTATAATTTATAATTTATTTATTTAATTATTAATTTTTTATATATCTTTAAATAAAATATGCCGTCAGAAATAGCTATATCTTTTTTAGATGATTATAACGGATCTAATAATTCTATTAAAACATATGCCCTTAACATTGATCGTATTATTAAATCAACTGGTAAAGGATTTATTGAAAGTATTAAAGATATGAAAGATACTTATGACGCCGTTATTAAAGAATACCCTTCTTATAATACAAATAGAATAACTTTATCTTTTCCATTAAATTTTATTAAAAATATTAATAAAGATAAATATAAATTTTCAAAAAAAGTTAAAAAATATTGGGAGGATGTAGCTAAATTCTTTCAAAAAGACAGTAATGAAAAGCTTAATAATGTTAGAAAAGATAATTATATTTATTATGAAGAACTTATTAAAGTTAGAGATGACCCTAAGACTGATACCATTGCTAAATTATTACTTTCTATTTATACTATGATACCACCACGCCGTTTAACGGATTATTATGCTTTACATATAATTAAAAAGAAACAAAAGACCTATGATAATAAACGTAATTATATTATCATTCCTAAAAAGAAGAATTCTAATATTACTTTAATAATTAATAAGTTTAAAACAAGTGATAAAATGGGATCTTTTGTTAAAGAATTACCTGATAATATAGCTACACTTATTAAAAATTATGTTAAACCTGAACAAAAATATTTATTTACTGATGCTAAAGGTAATAAATTTAAAACAAGTACCTCTTTTGGAACATTCTTTACTAATAGACTTAAAAAATATTTTGAAAAGCCCGTTAGTGTTAATACTATTAGACATGCTTACATAGACTGGTTTTTATCTAAAAAGAACATTACTACAAGCGATAAAAAGAAACTGGCTTATGATATGGGACAAACAAATATAGCTACTCAAGACAGTTACCGTACAAATGAACCTGAAGATAAAGAAAAAGATGAATTCTTTGATGCTTTAGAAGAACAAGAAGAACAAGAAGAAGAATTCTTTGATGCCGTTGAAGAAATTGAAGAAGAAGAACCTAAACATAACTTTAATAAAGATGTATTAAGTAAGTTTCCTCTTATAACTATTGATAAAAAACAGTACTATTTAATCCCTAAACAATAAATTTTTTTGTTAGATTTATATAAAAGTAAAATGTCATTTGAGATAAGAAATATGTTTGCGAAAGGGCTTAAACTACCTATTTTCTATACAAAAAGCGATAAAGAACGTTTAAGAAAAGAACACCAACAGAAACAAAGAATTAAACAAGCAAGACAAAACAGAGCGAGAAAGTATGGATTAACAATTATGTAATTGAAGATTTTACAATTAAATTAAAATCCATTGAAACAACATATATAAAAAAATTGAAATTTTAAAATCATTTTTATTATTATAATTAAAGAAATTATCTATATGTATAGTCTTTTAACAGTTATACAACTATTCATAAGCGTTTAAAATCTAAAAAAGAAAATATTTTAATATTATAAAAATGGAACAAATGAATTATTATGAATTACCGCTTAGACATAACGGGCTTTCAATTGAAGTTAATGAATGTGTTAATAGAGAAATTTTAAAAAAAATTATTAATAATTTTAGTAAATTAAATACAGTTTTATATGATCATAGAACTAATAAATATTTATCAAAAGTTGAAAGTAAAAAAAAATTTACTGAACTTTATAATGTTACTGATAAAAATAATATTCATAAAGTTATTTACAAACAATCAAAAAAAAGCGGAGGGCGTTTAAGATATTATCCTTTTAAAGGTTTAGGATTAGGTTTAATGCCTAATATGGTAAGAGGGACTTTATCTAAAGGGGTTTATTATGATATTGATATGATTAACTGCCATCCTTCTATTCTTTTAAATTTGTGTAAAAAACTTAATATTAAAATAATTCATATTAAAAAATTAGTTGAAAATAGAGAGCATTATTTAACCCCTATTATGAGAATTCTAAAATGTGATAGATCTAAAGCTAAACAAGTTATTATTAGTTGGTTTTTTGGTAGTGATAAATATGAAGAATTAAGAGATAATTGTGATAAACTAAATAAATTATTTATTGAAATTAATAATGTTAATGAACTTCTTACAGAAATTTACCCTGAATATGTTGAAATGATTAATGATGATACTTTTAACCTTAATGGTAAAGTTTCAAGCCGTATTTTTCAAGATTTAGAAAATGAAATCTTATTAACTATGTATGATTATTGTTTAGAACAAAATATAAATGTTGATGTTTTAATTTATGATGGTTTTATGATTAGAACCGAATATTTTAAAGATGTTAATGAATTAAATACATTCTTAAAACGTTTAGAAGAACATATTAAAGATGAGTTGGATTTTGATATAAAATTAACAGTTAAAGAATTTGATGAAGTATTTGATCTAAGCGGATTTGATGAAGAACCTGAAGATGAAGAATTAGATCTATTAGTTGAAAATTGTTTTACAAATAACAGGACTTCTAATGATGATATAGGAAAATTATTTATGTATAAAAATGATTTATATAAATGTGTTATTAATAAAAAAAGTGTTGAATGGTATTATTTTGATAAAAAATGGAATGTTATAAGTGATGACAGAATGAAAAATAATATTACAGATAAAGTAAGACCGCTTTTTGAAAAATATGAAAACATTATTTCATGTAAAATTAAAAATTTAAGTAAAGAAAGCGAAGATTATAATATGTTATTTAAAAGGTATGCTGGATTTCTTAAAATAATTCTAAAACTTATTAATGATTGCGGGACTAAATCATTTATAAATGGTGTTTTAGAATTATTAAGAGGAAGATATGAAGATGATAAATTTAAACCTGATGAAAACTTAAATTTAATTGGTTTTAATAATGGTGTTTATGATTTGAATAAAAAAGAATTTAGAGAAGGAAGACCTGAAGATTATATAAGTTGTGTTTGTAGTGAAGATTATATAAGTGATGAAGATTTACATAATATGCCTGATATTGATTATTATAAAGAACAATTAAATAAAAATTTATACGTTTATACTGATAAAGAAAGTATGGATCATTTACTTTATTCATTAAGCCATTCATTTGGTGAAAAGAACCGTCAAGTTATGACTATTATAACTGGAAGCGGTGGAAACGGTAAAAGTGAATTCTTTAACTTTATTAAAAATGTATTAGGAGATTATTATTATAATATACCTGCTAATTATTTTACAGATAAGAAAAATTCAAGTGTTGAAAGTGAATTATATAAATGTAAAAATAAAAGAATTGTTGTCTTTAGTGAGCCTGATGATACAAGTTATTTAAAAACTGATAAAATTAAAATTTTTACAGGTGAAGATAATATCACTACAAGAGAATTATATAAAAGTACTGAAATAATTAAAAGAACATGGAATTTATATGGATGTTGTAATGAAATACCTAAAATGAAATATGATTATGCTATTGATAGACGCCTTAAAGTTATTCATTTTGATAAAACTTTTAAATGTAAAGAAGATATTGAGAAATCTAAGTTTAAAGATGATTATATTGAAATTGATAATAATTTTAAAGACTTTATGAATTTATCTATTGTTAAACAAATTTTTATGAGTATGCTATTAAATATTTATAATAAGAATTATAATTATAATGAAACTGAAAATATGATTAAACAAAAAGAAAGCTATAAAGGAGATTGTGAGGGGTCATTTGGAGAATTCTTTAATGATTGTGTTGAAAGAGTTAATAATATTAATACTTCTTTTAATGATGCTTATGAAGTTTATAATTCATGGTTTAATAACAATGATACAGGAGAAAAATATTTAACTAAAATTCAATTTTCTAAAAATTTAAAATCTATGAATGTTAATTTAGACAAGAAGACTATTAACAATAAATCTATTAAACTTTATCTTAATTATAGATTTCATTTTAAACCCGAAACCCTTATTTCTGAAGAAACTGATGATTAATTGAAACTTTTATTGAAATTATCTTTTTTTTATTAAATTACTAAAAAGGACTGAAATGACCCAAAAGACCGCTTTTTAGAAAGTATTTTATAAATTGTATAAAAATTAAAATTTTAAAAAAAGAGTACTATATAGAAAAGTTTAAAAAAAAGCGGTCTTTTCGGTCTTTTCGGTCTTTTCGGTCTTTTGGGTCATTTTGAGGAGAACAAAAAAATTTTATAAAATCCATTTGAAAAGTTTAAAATGTAGAAAGTTTAAGCCTATGTTTATACAACAAGAAGAGGACTAAATGCGTTTAAATTTTCAAATATTATAATATTTCTTAAAATAAATGCCATTTTTACAATTATTCAATAAACCACCTACAATAGATTTAATGAACCGTGTTATAAAGTGTTTTGGATTAGAAGATATAAACGATACAAATTACTTTACAATGACCGCTATGAAATACAAAGGGACATGTGAAAAAATGAAGTTATTAAAAGAAGAATTATTAAGTTATTACTTACCATGTAAAAAAGTATATTTAGACAATATAGAAACTGAATTTGGATGCCTTTTAATACTAAAACAACTATTAAATTACTTTAATTTAAAACTAACAGCTGATAAAATAATAATAAATAAAGGAGATACTTATTATCAATATTCAATAATACCTAAAACGGATCCCTTTAAGGATTATAAAAAAAACATTATAAGGTATCATATAGAAAAAAAGAAAGTTTTATTAGAATTTGAATAATTGCGTTTATAACTTAAATAAAAAAAAATATTATAGAATAGATATGTTGGAAAATAAATTATTTCGAAAGAAAGTGCCTTTAGAGGTTGTAAATAGGCTTTGTAATTGCTTTGGATTGGAAGGATTAGAAGATTATAATACAGTGTTTAATTATCAATCATTAAAATATTATAAAACTTATGAAAAAATAAATGAAATGAAAGAAGAATTAAAAGAATATTACCTACCATGTAAAAGTTATTATTTAGATTTAACGAGATTAGAGAATAAAAAGGAGTTTGAATGTGTATCAATTCTTAGACATTTTTTAGCTGAATATGATAAATCTTTATTTATAAAAAAAATGGTAAAAATAAATGCTTTTTTTAATTTATATTCAATAACAAATAATAATACAAAATTAATAAATATTAAAAAAAAAAATATAATAATAGATTTTAGTTAAAGTTTTAAAATTTCATTATTTATAGCTATAGAAGTTTTAATTAAAAAATCAACAACTTCTTTTATTATATTTTTTTCATTTTCTTTAATACTATTTATTATAAGATCATTTTTCATTTCATAAAAGATTTTATAAGTTATTTCATGTAATGTAGGAAATAAAGGGAATTTTTTATAACATGTAAATTCTAAATCTAATTTTTTATGTATATTAGTGCCAGATTGTGATAAGAATTCATGTGTTTCTTCTTTAGTATTACATGGAAATTTAATTTTATCCCTATTAAGAATATGTAAAACAGTTATAATATACAAAGAAGAGATTTTATTAAGTAAAATAGGGGTGTCATCAATTTCATTTTTATTATCCCGTTTAATTAAATCCATTTTATCTAATCTAAGAAAAGAAAGGTCTAATAATAGACGCGTATTATCAATGGAAATCTAAACGAAAGCAAAACGAAAGCAAAAGAAGATAATGATGAAATCTATAATATAGAAATGAATAAAGAGATATTTAAAGAATTAAAAGAATTGTTAAGTCATAAGAAAAGGAAAGTAAATTTTATAATGGAAGAATGTGATGAGGATC